CTGCCGTCGGCGCGGGCTGGAAATCCTACTCGACCGGCCAGCGGCTGGCCGAGTCCCGCGACACTGCGGCAACGCTGCGCGATGAGCTGGGCGCGTGTCAGATAAGGGCCGCTTATCTATTCGCCAGCGTGTCGAACCTGCGTGCCGGCATCGCCCGCCAGAACGCAGCTATCCAGGCGTTGCGTGCCGATGGCGCCCAAGCCGAGCAGTCGGCGCGTGACGCGGCCGAGCCGTACCGCACGGCGCCGGCCCGCGGCCTGGCCGGCGACATAACCCCCGATGACGTGAACGAAACGGTGCGAGATCGCATCGAGGATCTAGCGCGATGATGCGTGCTGTGTGTGGCGTGGCCGCCGCGCTGGTTTTGTCAGCTTGCGCGAGCCAGCCCGAGCCTCGCGTGCGTACTGAGACGGTGACGGTCGAGGTGCCGGTTTACCGCAAAGCAACGCCGCCGGCTTGGCTGCTCGAGCCTGTGGTGGCGCCGGATGATGTGGGCCAGATATTCGTCGCGCCGGATGAGGCCGACGCCGTGCTCGGCGTGACGCGTGACGGGCTTGAGCAGTTTTATCTGCTGCTGGATTCGTCGGTAGCGCGGTTGCAAGCGTGGCGCGCCTGGGCGGCCAATAACTCAGACGCGGGTGGTGAGCGATGAATTTGGGCGAAATGACCGAGCGCACCGTGCCGGCCGTGATTGCTGTTGGCCTAACGTTTGGGCTCCAGGCTTGGAACCAGTCGCGGATCGACGAGATGGCTCGCGTGCAATCAGTGGCCTCGGAGGCATGGGTTCAAAAGCAGATCGCGCCGACGCGTGACCTCGCTGAGAGCAACCAGCGGACAAACATCCGCCAGGATCAGCTGTGGGCGCGGATCTGTGAGCGCCAAGGGATGCAATGCAACCTGCGCGATGCGGTTCTGCGCGTGCCCGGTGACCCGCCGATTCCGTCGCCGGGTTACGCCGTATTGCCGGTGGTGCATGACAAGCGCGAGCGCGAACGTCGGGGGGTGCTGTGAGCGATACACGCGGTCGGCCGACGCGATACACCAATCGAATCGCGACGTATATCTGTGATCAGCTGATGATCGGTCGGACGTTGCGGTCGATTTGCCGGGATAGCGATATGCCGGCTGAGTCGACTGTCCGGCAATGGGCGGCGCGAGATCTGAACGGCTTTTACGCGCACTATGCGCGCGCGAGAGACATCGGCCTGGACTCGATGGCCGACGATATCTTTGATATTAGCGACGATGCGACCAACGACTACATGGAGCGCGAAGACCCGGACAACCCCGGCTTTTCGTTGAACGGCGAGAACATCCAGCGGTCGCGTCTGCGGGTTGAAGCCCGCAAGTGGTATCTGTCGAAAATGGCACCCAAGCGATACGGCGATAAGCTGGAGGTCGAGCACGGCGTGAACGACGAGCTGGCCGGGCGTTTGTTGCAGGCCCGAAAGCGCGCGATGAGTCGAGACGATGGCGCAGGCAGCGGCGAGTAGTTCCGAGCTGGCGCTGGCCGATGAGATTGGCGCGTTTTATGCGGATCCGTACGGGTTCGTGCTGTTCGTGTTTCCGTGGGGCGAACCGGGCCCATTGGAAGCGATGGACGGCCCGGATACGTGGCAGGTCGATATCCTTGTCACCCTCGGCGAGAAGATCCGGGCCGGCGTGTCCGTGCAGGCCGCGCTCGACGAATCGCTACAGACGGCGATTCAGGTGGCGGTGGCCAGTGGCCACGGCATCGGTAAATCGGCGCTCGTCTCGTGGCTGGTCATCTGGTTCATGTCCACGCGGCCGGACTGCCAAGTCGTGGTCACGGCCAACACAGCCACGCAGTTGACGACAAAGACTTGGCGCGAAGTGGCCAAGTGGCACCGGCACGCGATCAACGCGCACTGGTTCAAGTGGACGGCGACGCGCTTCTATGCGGTGGCCGCGCCGTCGACGTGGTTCGCGTCGGCGATTCCGTGGAGTGAGAACAACCCCGAGGCGTTCGCTGGCACTCACGAGGCCGAGGTGCTGATTATCTTCGACGAAGCCTCGAAGATCGCCGATATCATCTGGGAGACAGCCAGCGGCGCGCTGACCACGAGCGGCGCGATCTGGGTGTGTTTTGGCAACCCGACCCGCAACACGGGGCGATTCCGCGAGTGTTTCGGCAAGCAAAGACACCGGTGGGTCACGCGCCAGGTCGACAGCCGAACGGCCAAGATGGCCAACACAGCCCAGCTTCAACAGTGGGTCGACGACTACGGCGAAGATTCCGACTACGTGCGGGTTCGCGTGCGCGGCCTGTTCCCGCGTGTCGGCGACGTGCAGCTCATCGGATCCGATGCGGTCGAGGCCGCGATGGCGCGCGATCTGCCGCCGGCTGTGTTCGCACATTTTCCGAAGATGCTCGGTGTGGACGTGGCCCGGTTCGGTGACGATATGAGCGTGATCTATCGACGCCAGGGGCCGATGCTTTGGGCGCCGAAAGCGTTCAACCGTGTCGACACGATGGCTTTTGCAGCCCACGTATTCGATGAGGCGCGCGAATTCGGCAGCAACTTGGTGTTCGTCGACGGCGTGGGTGTCGGCGGTGGTGTCGTTGATCGGCTGCGCGAATTGGGCCTGGATGTGATCGACGTGCAGTCTGGCGAGGCGGCCACCGACAACAAGCGTTTTAAGAATCGCCGCATGGAACTGTGGTGGCGCATGAAGGAATGGCTGGACGGTGATGTGTCGATCCCGGCCGGCGGCAACGAGCTACGCGACGATCTGGTGGCTCCTGAATACGGTTTTGACGCGTCACTGCGGATGACGCTGGAATCCGTGGATTCGCTCAAGGGCCGTGGCCTGTCGTCACCAGACTATGCCTCGGCCCTGGCCATGACGTTCGCTGATTTTACTGGCGGGCACCGGAAAGCACGGGCTCGCAATGTACGAAAAGTCCGATGGGCATAGGAGACGAGCATGGCCAATAACGCACAATCCACGTTGATCGACACCGCCGGGCAGGCGACCAATCCATTTCGCGTGGCACTCCAATTCAACGTCGACGTGGCGCAGTCGCCGGAGGCCGGTGAGATACGGCTACAGCGCCGGTACTGGAACGAATCGACGTGGTACACGGTGAGCCGCTACAGCATGCCAACCAGTGAAACTGGTAGCGAAATTGAGGCCGGTGTCGATTATCGGTTCGTCGCATCTGATGATTTTGCTGGCGAGGTGCTGGTGCGTATCGGGCAGGGCGTCTGATGCAGCCGGTCATGCGATCCGTTATGCGGCCTGTTACCGGTCCGCGACGGCTATCCGGCGTCATCAACTTGATCACCCCGCCGAGCCGCCGGGTCAACGAATACACGCGCGCCTTGGAAGCTCGTCGTGCGGCGTAAGGGTAGGGACGTGGGTATGACCAATCCCAGAGACTGGCCTCAGACGATCACAGCCGATTTCATCGGCCTTTTCTGCGGCGATCATATTGCTGGTGGTGTCGGGCGACAGGTGTACGAGTACGCTCTCGATGCATCGAAGGTTATCAAGGTCGAAACCGCGGCGCGCAGTTTCCAGAACGTGATGGAGTGGGAGACGTGGGGCGATCTGGCGGACACCGAGCACGCGAAATGGCTTGCGCCGTGTCGCTATATCAGTGAATGCGGGATCGTGCTGATTCAGGATCGCGTGACGCCGATGCGGCCCAACCACAAGCGACGAAAGCTCCCGGAATGGCTGACCGATCTGACGACCGACAACTACGGCGTGATCGGCGATCAGGTCGTGGCCTGCGATTACGGCCTGAACCTATTGATCAACCACGGCGCGTTTGCCGGTGCGTTGCGATACCCGAAGTGGCAAGACTGAGATTCATCGATACGGCGGCAGCCCGAACTGTATCGCCGCAATTGCTAGGGCGATATAGCGCGGGATGGCCTGGCCCGACTCATACGCCGCTACGGTTTTCGGCGAGCAGCCGAGCTCGCGCGCGGCCGCGGCTCGGGACAGGCCGGCGCGGCTGCGCCATTCTACAAAATCATCGGTCGTCATCGGTAAATATGCCGGCTTAATCCACATGGACATGGTAATATTGGCACATATTACGCGACATGAGAGTTGTTATGCTCGGAACAAAAGCGGGTGTAGAGAAGCGGCAGGCTCCTGTGTACGAACAGATGGATCGCATCGCGCCTGACGGCGAGTTCGTCTATTTGGGGCGCACGATGATCGTTATGCGTCGCGAATATATGACATCGGCCGGGCCGTTTCCGCTGATGACGTGCCATTACGTGGATGATCACGGCGTGATCCGCGAGCATTCATTCGGCTCGCAAGATTTGGATACGCTCGAAAAGTACGCTAAGCCGACTCGAAAGGCGTCGCTGGGCGCCGATCAGATGTCCACCGGGACGATTTCCGATAGTGACGTTCGCGAGGCGATGAGTAGTCGGCGGGCGAAGGATACGCAACGATAAGCCGCCGTGGCGGGGTCTTATCGGCGCCCCATGAGTCGCAAGAAACACACAGCCCGCCATCGTGCGGGCTTTTTTATGGATAGCAGCAGGAGCCCGCGATGCCCGGCTTGATGGTAGTCAAGGACAACGAACAGCTCGATGCGGATGCCGAAGCCGAGCGTCAGAACATGGCGGCCGATCAGTACGAGCCGATTGTGGGCTCTCTGGTTGGCGCGGTGCATGCCGCCTGGTCGCGCAACAAGCGGGCACGGCACGAGATCGATCATGAGTTGCTGCGCTGCCTGCGCCAGGTCAAGGGCGAGTACGACCCTGACGAGCGCGCGCTGATCGCTGGCCAGGGCGGGGGCAACATGATCTACATGATGCTCACTGCCACGAAAGTGAGTGCCGCCGTGGCCTGGCTACAGGACGTGATGCTGCCCGCCGATCATCTGCCCATCGGGGTCGAGGCGACCGAGATTCCCGATCTGCCGCCAGCGGTCTACGCCGAATTGGTGCGGCGCGTGGCCGATCATGCCCAGGCCGAGGCCGAGCAAGAGGGCCAGGCCGAGAACCCGGCCGGGATCAGCGATCGGGTTAAAGAGGTCGAGTCTGATGTGCGCCAGCGCGTGAACCAGCAGGCCAAGGATCGCGCCGAGAAGATGACCCGCAAGCTGATCGACGTGCTCGAAGAAGGCGGCTTTCGGCGTGCGATGGAGGATTTCCTGGACGATTTCGCGACGTACCCCACTGCGATCATGAAGGGGCCGATCTATCGGATGAAGCCGAAGGTCGAATGGGGCGCGGACTGGCACCCGATCGCGACCGAACAGCTCACCGTGTCGTTTGAGCGAGTGAGCCCGTTTGATATCTACCCGAGCCCCGACGCCGACAACGTGGATGATGGTGATTTCATCGAGCGCATGCGCATGACGCGATCGCAGATCTATGCGCTGCGCGATCGGCCGGGCTACGACACCGGCGCCGTCGAGCGTGTGTTGGCTGATTACGCCGGCGGCCGGCTCACGGAATGGCTCTGGACAGACAACGAGCGCCAGCGGCTGGAGAACAAGGATGACTGGCAGCCCAGCGAGGCCGGCCTGGTCGATGCTATCCACTACTGGGGCCATATCGACGGTCAATCGCTTATCGAGTGGGGCATGGCTGGCGATATCGATCCGCTCAAGCCCTACCACGTCGAGGCCCTGGTCATTGGCAACGAGTGCCTGCGCTGCTCGATCGTCGACGATCCGCTACAGCGCCGGCCCTATCAGTCGGCCAGCATGCACCGGAAACCGGGCGCGTTCTGGGGCGAGGCGCTGGCCAAGCGCATGCGTCACACCCAACAGATGTGCAACAGCGTTGCCCGGGGCCTGGCCGACAACCTATCAGTCAGTTCTGGCCCGCAGGCCATCGTCAACGTCGATGCGCTGGCCGACGGCGAGGACGTGACGAACATCTACCCGTGGAAAATCTGGCAAGTCAGCTACAACCCGGACGCCACGGGCAGCACGCAGCCGATCCAGTTCTATCAGCCGTCAGCCAATGCCAACGAGTTGCTGGGCGTCTATCGGCATTTCGAGGAAAAGGCCGACGACGAGAGCGGCGTGCCGCGTTACGCCTATGGCAACGAGGACGTGGGCGGCGCCGGCCAGACGGCCAGCGGCCTATCGATGCTGTTCGATGCCACGTCGAAGGGCATCCGGAAGGCGATCAGTCACATCGACGCCGGCGTGATGCGCCCGCTGGTCGAAAAACTGTGGATGGACGAGATGAGATTCGGCGAGGACACCGGCATCAAGGGCGATGGCCGGATCGTGGCGCGCGGTGCGGCCGCGCTGCTCATCTCGGATCAGGCCCAGGCGCGCCGGCAGTCGTTCTTGTCGCAGACCGGCAACGAGTTGGATATGCAGATCATCGGCCTGGAAGGCCGGGCCGAGGTGCTGCGCGAGTTCGCCAAGAGCCTGGACATGCCGGCCGATCGTGTCGTCCCGTCGCGTGAAGAACTCAAGCAGCGCCAGAAAGAGCAGGCCCAGCGGCCGAATCCGGATCAGCAGGCAGAGCAGGCCAAAATGCAACTCGAGCAGCAGAAGGCTAAGGCCGAGGCGCAGCAGGATCAGGCCGAGCTCGAACAGAAAGAGCGCGAGAGCCAGCGTGATTACGAGCTGGATCAGCAGCGGTTCAAGCTGGATACGGCCCGTTATCTGTCGGGCGAGGAGCAGAAACAGTTTCAGCGACGGATGGGGCTACAAAATACGCCGTCAGGTGTTGCCGCACA